CACTGACAGAGGCAAAGGCGGCGGCACTGGAGCCGTTGGGGAGATTGCATTCGGCATAGGACTGGCTGAATAGATCCAACGTCAGGTCGCCCAGCCATTTACCCTTTAGCCTGTCAGTGCTGTTCATCAACAGGACCTTGATCTTCTCGATGATCTTGGCGGCGCGTGGCTGGTCGGCGGATTGCACAATGACACGGGTGTCGGGTTGCGTGGCCATCATGTGGGCGGCTAGACCAGCGGCAGTCCATGACATCATTAGGGTGCGGGACTTGTATGTGGCGTGGATGAGGGACTCGCCCTTGGGTGGCCGCACCATCATGTCGGCGGCGATGTAGTCGAAGTAGGGGGAGAGCGGGAAGGGCTTGCGGCTGTTGGCATCCTGCTCGTCTACGGTGCGGGTGCCATTGCGGAGCCAGAACATGGCCGACTTTGGGGTGTTGATATTGGACTCGCGGAAGATTAGCTCGTCGGTGAGTTCGGCGATGTCGGCGGCGAGTTTGACATTAGCTAAGTTGGGGAGCGGGGTGAATTGTGGGGTGGTGGTAGTGGTGGCCATTGCGGTTAGTCACTAACTGGGGGTGAAACGTCAATTATACCTTTGACCCCAGAGGCACGGAGTGTACCCCCGGCCTGTTGCACCAGTTCTACGAGACGTAGGCGCAACTCATCGGTGGACAGTGCGGCCAACTTATCACCTATCTCATGCTCGACAATGGCCTTGCTGGGATGATTCGCCCCTAAGGTGTCGAGGAGTTTGGCCGCTGCCGTAATGCGGGTACGGTGATCTGGAGTAAAGTGAGCGTTACCTTCCCGGTCGTATGTGACACGCTCCGCATTCATCCCATCATCTATCACGGCGAAGGCTTTGGCAATGCGTACACCTACTAGTGCCGCCGCCTCCTGGGCTTTAACATACATGGCGCGTTCCATGGTGGCGCGTGCAATGAGTTGGCCACGACGTATGCGACTACGTATGTAATTGGATAGTTCAATCTCGGGGATGGCGAAGCGGATGGCGACCGCAGCAATGTATTCGTCGATGTTGTCAGACGTTGGGGGATACGCTGCGGTGAAGTCGTCAACGAGACGTGCCCATGGTGGGACAAAGGGAACAGGTTGCCCAGGAGGGATGCTGTCGGCAGTATGGTCGATACCGTTGACGGCAGTGGCCGTGGCGTTCCCGTTCCCCTGTCTATTATTGCGTAGGTTGAGAGCCATACGCAAGTATCATATCAAGGTTAGTCACTAACTAGGCGGCGTCGGGCTTACCGAAGACAAGCTCCTGGTGAACCGTCATGCGGGGACCGAGTTCCACTTCGCCGGTACCCACATCGTACATGTACGTCCGCCCATAGAGGTCAGGGCCTTGCTTGTAGGCGACGTGAGTGGGAGTGATGGCTTCGATCTCGCAGTACTCGTACATGCCCCCGCAGGATTCCATGTTGCCATTTCCCTTAGACTTTGGCTTCTTGGCCTTGGCGCGGGACTCTTCCATTAGTGCTTCGTGAACCTTCTCGGTCTTGGTCGCAAGATTCTCCTTGTCCGTGATGCGAACATTGGAGGCATTGGACGTAGACGCACGCTTGGCCTCCTTGCGCTCGGCACTGTACTTCTCGGCCTTGGTGCCGGTGGGCTTCAGGCCGAGGTATAGCGTGCGCTCGTTCATGTCCATCGTGCTGGGCATGGGTGGTACTCCTCTAGGCTGTAGAGTACACGATAGTGACGCCGTATGTCAATGGGAAAATGAGTGTCGGCGTATTGTAACGTTACTGTTTTACTGGTGGTTAGTGACTAACTCCATAGCGGGACGGGCCAGCTGGGACACTAGGCTGGACAGCCATTCGGCGTCGATGACCCGCACTGGGGCCGCTGATTCTATTGCAGTTGAGAGGCATTTGGCCTCCTCGTTTTCCAGGTCGATGTCCCGTGTGCCAAAGGTTGCGAATGGCAGCTTCCACCCATATTGCTGGCCAGCGGTGGTGAACTCGCTGTCGATCTGCTCCTGGTCAGTGAGACGTATTTTCTCGATGACACGTAAATATACACTCGCCTCCTTGAGGTTGGCGGCTTGGTGGTTTCCTAGCATGTTCCACAGCATGACACGCTGGTAGTAGGGTAGGGTGAGGGATTGCATAGGATATTTATAGTAACTTATTGACGACACCTTCTACGGCGGCTTGCAATGCCGCGTCTGTGACACTCGCCCCATCCTGCTGCACTGCGGGGTCCATGACGGTGGGTGGTTGGATCTGCGCGGCTACCATTGCCGGGTTCTGCATCGCTTGCGTTGCCCAGCGTTCGCGTGTGTTATGCGCTGGCACGCTCGATGCCTCTATCATGATGCTGTCGGCGTATTTGAGGACGGCCACCTGGACACGGCCCCGAAAGGTCTGGTCGGTCATGAGTGTGGCTGATTCTGTGTAAGTCATTTGAACCTCTTTCTATGAACATAAGAACGCGGCCTGTCTTATCACTTGGGTATCGGTTCTTTTAATGTAGAAATACAAGTAACTGTTCGTATGATTATAGTAGATCATCATTGTCCCAAGCGGCATATTCGCGGTGTCTGCTCCACCGGGTGCCGAATTCCCCATGACGATATTGCCCCCTGACGGGTTCAGGTACAACGTACCTACTCCAGCGGCGTGCCATGCCTGGATGGAGCCTCCGTAGAACCCGCCAGCGTAGGAGGAGTAGCCCATTGCCATTCCGTAGCCGGGGTTGGCGGAACCCTCGCAGATGAGCACCTGTTGCTGGGCTTTGGTGAAGTTGGTGGGGTTTGCGGTCGGGACGATTGTGAGCAGGTTGGGGGGATTGACCCAGGTGGGCTGGGTGGGAAGCATCGCGCCGATGTTGCCGATGGCTACGTTGCCGCCAAGCGGGTTGATGAACATGGGGCCGGGGGCGGGGCCTACGTTTTGGATTACGCCTGACCAGACGGCGTTGATGTAGCAGAAGCCGAGTCCCATGCCGTATGCGCCGTTGTTGGATGACTCGCCAATGCGGACCTGTAGACCGGCGGCGGCAAAACCGGTGATCGTACCGGGAGCAATGATCGAGAGAGTTTGATAGGGTGCGCTCATTTGACCAATGCCAACCTGACCGCTTGCGTTTATGGTCATGCCAATAGGACCGCCGCCCGATCTCAATTGGAGACCGGCAGCGATGGAGCTTATCTCCCAATGGTAGGAGTTATCCGGGGGACGGAGCATGATGGCGTTCCCGCCGCGTATCTCCATAGGTCCGCCAGAGAGAGTGAGCTTAGAGGATGGCGTATCCGGGCCAATACCGACTGTTTGAGTCGCCGATATGAGCATGGCCTGAACATTGCCTGTATAGAACTGCAACGGGTGAGCGGTCGCGGTTCCAACGGCACAAGTGGCGTTGCAGTTGAACCGGAAGTCCACGCCGGGGACAGTCATCCGCATGAGGTAACCGGCGATATCTAATGTCACGCCAGCCGCGCATCTCATCGCAACACCGACACCACCGTCAGGTGTGATGCTCATCCGCTCGATTGGGGCATCTCTGTATGTGCCGAAGGCAAGACCGCCATAGCCTGACGCATCGCTGAATGATTCGACGTAAGGGCAGAGTTGCGGATTAGAGACAAATCCGTTGTGCGGCCCAAGCCGAAGCCTCATGCTATTGCCTGCCCCGGCTCCGATGCTGTTGATAAACGTTGCGGTCGCGGTTACCGTCGCGCCGCTCACCATCAGGAAATGCTCATTAACTGAGGACGCATTGATCGAGATGATGCGCGGATTGAGCAGGTTTTTTTGATTGCCGTCGATGTCGGTCGCCCACGGTGTCTGGGAGCCGCCGGTACTAAGTGGCACACCGTTGACTAAGTACTGGCCGGTGACGTTGCAGTTACCCACGATGTCGAGCGCATGGCCGGGGGCAGTTGTGCCGATGCCTACGCCAGCAACGACACCGGAGCCGCCAAATGGCATCAGGTTAATAGTCGTGGCAGTAAGTGTGATGGGAGCAAAGGCACTCTGGGCAGAGGTTACGCCTTCCAGGATTGGGCCGAGCAGGCCGGGAGGGAAGCCAAATGACACTGGGTCGCCCCGGATGATGAGCACACGGTCAGTGGCCGCTTCGACAGTGAAACGTCCAGAGGTAACATTGGTGGTGCCAATGCCCACGTTGCCACCGCTGGGGCAGAGGTGGATGTTGCCGAAGCCGCTGCCGTTCCAGTGCAGGATGCGACCGGCGGCTGCGTTCGACTGGAACGCCATGAATTGCGTCGTACTCGCACCGGAGACTAAGATTGCGTCGGAATCATCAGTCCCCTTCATTACATGGAGTTTTGCGCCCGGAGCAGCGATGCCGATTCCCACGTCTCCCGCCGCCGTGATCCGCATCCGTTCCAATTGGTCGGTCCAGAGTGTCAACGGATGGAAGCTCATGCATCCAACCCGCCCGTACCCGCTACTGTGGGCGGCGTATTCCAGGATGACTGTGTCGGCGACTGACCAGATTTGACCGGCCACTTGCAGGGCAACCTGTGGGCTGGCTACCTGGATGCCTATGGCAGCGACACTGTAGAGGATTTTACTGTTGCCGTGGATGTCCTGTGCCCACGGGGTTTGGGGTTGGCCGCTGGTGAGTGGCACGCCGTTGACACGGTAGACTCCAGTGATGTCGATGTCGCCACTGACCTCCAGTTTGTAAGTGGCGGGAGTTTTGCCGATGCCTACGAGGCCAGCCGCAGTGATGCGGACACGTTCGGCTGGGGTAGAGCCGGTTTGCAGGGATAGATAAGTGTTGCTGGATAGTGCAACTGAGGTGCTACCCGCAGTTATGTTGCCACGGGCCGCGCCTGCCGCCTGGAAGTAGATGGCAGTGCTGCCAGCGGCCCCCGTAGTGTCGATGAATAGAAACGTACTGGAGGTCGGGCCTTTGAACCTGACGTCGCCACGGACTTCAAGTTGTTCACTAAACGGAGTGCAGGCAATGCCTACCTTGCCATCTTCCTTCACCCGCATACGTTCGACTTCCTGGGTCGCAAAGATGATGGGAGTAGCCGACTGGGTGTAGAAGGACAGGACGTCGCGGAGGCCCACGGTGGCGAGTGCAGAGCCGCCGAAGATGAGACCGCCTAAGTGGCCAAGGTCGTTGCCAATGATGATGCTGCCAGCACCGGTCGTGGCCGAGTCGAAGTGGCGGAAACCGGCGACACCGGCACCAGCGGTTTGCACGTAGACGGCAGCAATAACCGGGTTCGCCCCCGCACCGACACCGATACCCTTGACTCCACCGAGATTGAAGTTAGCCGCCCAGATATCCTGCGTCCAGGGGGTTTGGCCAGCGCCGGTGATGGTGACAGTGGTACGGTTGTTGGCGGCGTCGTCGGTGGCGGTGACACCCACGCCAATAAAGTTGAGAGCAGTACGGGCAGTGAGAGGCGTGCCTTCGTCCTGGATTACGTGTCCACCAGTGGCACCGGGAATAGTGACGTCAATGCTGCCGTTGGGGTCGTTGACAGACAGGGAGACGCCAGCGCCGACGAAGTTGAGATAGGTCTTCTGCGGGTAGCCGATCCCTTCATCCATGGTGTTGACAGGCCCGGAGAGACCTTGGATGCCCTGGATACCTTGTGGACCAGTGGGGCCGGGTATACC